ACCTCTCTCAACCCTCCTGGTTGCGCTGAAGCGGAAGGTAGGTGGCGAGAAATCGCCATCTACCCGATGCTCTAGCTATGCCAGACGGGAGAAAGAGGGGTTCCATTATGGCTCCGGAACCCGGCTATGCCTATAAGGTAAGCACCGCGGGGTGCGCTGGAGTTAACAGTAAGGTGTTCTCTATGTCTTCTCTTTCAATCGATTACGGACGGAAAAGTAATAAAAACTTTTTCATCGATGAGCACGAGATCGCCGGTCGCCAAGGTCGTTCACAGTCCCCAATTGGGTCACCGTGGACGGCTTGGTCCGTCGAATCGAACTCATATCGCAAGTATAATCTGGATATCTACCAAGGTAGAAACATTCCAGATTTCCACAAGCGTCGTAATCGTGGTGAGCTACTGCCTATGACTGACTACTTGTACGCTGTACATAGTAGGCAGACCACGGGAGCATCTAACTCTTGGATGGAGTTTACCAAAGATGGTACAACTTCAACTCGAGTTGAGATGTGGTGGAAGGACTTTGGTAACGAGGTTATTCAATCTCGTCACTTGTCCACTCCATTTCAGTATGCCACAAACCCTAGAATTGTCGCGCAGTCTCTTGGCATTGAGCCTCGATACTATGCCCAGCTCGCGGCTGCAAAACTTTACAGTCGCGGGTGGGATGCGGGTACATTTCTAGCGGAAATCCACAAGACTGTTTCCATGTTCCGTGGTTGCGTGTTCCAGTTTGCAAAACTCTGGGACGCGTACCTTACGGATCTAAAAAGATGGAAACTGGCTGGTCAGGTAAAGAACGCCGTCGACCAAACTTTCAACGCTTGGTTGGAAGGTAGGTACGGTTGGCGTATCCTGATGTATGATATCGAAGATATCAATAAGCTGCTTGTGGGGTTGAAGAAGAAGAGTAGAACCAGGCACAAGGAGCGAGTCGGCACTGATCAGACCTTCCAGGTTACTGAAAGTAACTTGGTCGAATCCAAGCGCTACTATAAACTGTATCTTAACGATACCGTTGAAATGGAGCTTGGCGTTCGAGGTCGGATTGTTGCTGATTTTGTTCCCGATCTTGCCTTTGCGAATCTTCCGATAACGCTGTACGAATTAACTCCGTATAGCTTTGTCTTAGATTGGCTTGTCAATATTGGGAATGCTCTTGCTGCTCTTTCTTTCCTGGCGCTCAATGATCAGTATACTTGTTCGCACAGCGTTGGGGCCTACACCACGATCACGCAAGGCTACTCTGTAGTCCTGAATGATAATGCTGCTGGTCTCTCAACTAACTGGACGGATATAAGTATTACTGACACCATTGAGTGGCGGGATAGAAGGCCCTGTTACGTTCCCACCGTCCCGATACCTCGGCTTTCTCTCAACATTGCAAAGGTCACTGACCTTATCGCTCTGTTGTGGAAAGTCGGGGTAAAACTATAAGCCAAAGGAGGCTTATTATGGCGGCGATGACGACGTCACTCACTGAGTTTGCCGATAATGGTAACTCACGTACGTACACCTATACCGGTCACACATCAAGCGAACCTCGCTTGGTGATTGAGCGGCGTAAGGTGGCGGCTGGAGCAACCTCTGTAATCGAAGACACTGTTTCAGTGCTTTCTTCTACCGAGGACGCAGCGGGAGAACTTCTCTCCAGCAAGGTCTTGTTTGAAGCAAAGGTCCGCCGTCCTGTAAATGGGATAGCGGCTGACGTTACCGCAGCGCTTGCCATCTTTCGCGACATTGTCGCGGGAGATGAGTTCACTAACACAGTGAACACGCAAGAATGGCTAAGCTAGGCAAGGTCGCGAAGAAAATTCTAATTTTCGTATTAGAAAATGCTTCGTGGTTCTTGTCACTTTTGCCAGGGCTACGTGGGGGGAAGTTCTTCGTCCGTAAGGACAAATGACTACCCCCGGTGGGATTAAACCCACCGTAACTTACTTCACAAGGAGGATTCCGTAATGGAACCTACTCAAATAACGTACGACATATGTCGATGTTACTTGCAAGACCGAAGAGATGTTCTGCCAGTATCGCTTTACAATTACTTGCACGGACTTGTCCGTGCTCGTGATTATAGGCGGCTGGCATCTTGTTGTGACTTCTCAGCGCACGATGTAACATGTGCTGAGGTTGCAAGGACCCTACTACAAGTTGAAGCATTCTTTAAAAAGAATGTATCTTTTACTGCTCCGTTAGAAGCGCGCCTCTCAGCTCTCTTGTCCTTTGAGGACGGAGAGCGTCGATGCGCTGCGACTAACGATCGACTCGATACCTTCTGCTTTCAGCGGGGTGAAAACCCCGATCTGGAACTTAAGGTCGAGAAGATGCAGTATTGGATTTCAAATGTTTTAGGAGACTTCAACGACTTCCTTGAGTTAATTCCCAAGTTAGTTAGAGTCACACCAGGAGCCACTGCGTCACGATCTCGCCGGAACGCTCTCCCCTTCTTGAAAATAACCAAGAAGATGGTTTGCACTCCGGGAGCCTTTCCATACCTTAACGCCCTGTCCAAGTTCTTTGGATATGGTGATTTGGGTGGAAGGTTCGTATCGAGAAATCGTGTTGCATTCGTACCTAAGTCTTGGAAAACTGAGCGTACTATCGCTTGCGAGCCAGATGGTAATTTACCACTCCAGCTCTCTTTCGATTCTTACGCAAAGCGATCCTTGATCAGAAAAGGAATTAACCTCTATGATCAGACTAAAAACCAAGAGCAGGCCCGGATCGGTTCAATTAGTGGGAATGTTGCCACTATTGACCTTTCTATGGCCTCCGATACGTTATCGTATAATACTACTGTCCTCCTTCTACCTGAAGGTTGGCGGCAGTTTCTGTGCGCAATTCGCTCACAGTACTACGAGATGTATCCGTCCCATCGTGAAGCGTATCACAAGTTCTCCTCTATGGGGAACGGTGCTACGTTTACTTTGGAAACTCTTGTGTTTTCTGCTGCTTGTTACGCTGTTGGTAGTCGAGCTTTTTCTTGTTATGGTGATGATATCACTATTGAACGAGAATTGGCTCTTCCACTAATCGCGTTACTTGACTTTCTTGGCTTCATGCCCAACCAGGACAAGACGTTTATCGACGGCCCTTTTAGGGAGTCGTGCGGCAAGTTCTGGTGGGAGGGTATTGATATAACTCCTAGATATATAAGGGAGTTAGACAGCCGCAAGGCTGTGTATTGCCATCTCGTTAATTCGATGATGTCAATTTCAAAACCCTATGGAGAATTACAGGATTACTTAGTTCGTTTAGTACGCGAACTTCGTCTTCCAGTTGTTCCCTATAATGAAGATACCATGAGCGGTGTTTGGGTTGATGCCCACACTGCTTATGAAAGAAAGCTGATTCGCACGTCCACTCGTGGACGGAAGGCATGGCGAGTTGAGTTCAGAGCTTACCAGCTCCAAAACTCCTCTCGTTGCGCCAACGATCTCCGCACGTATTTCCTCTGGCACCTAGGTGCTTGGAGGGACGAGCTGTGGTATAAACCTGATCGAAAGATCATGTTACATACCTTCGCTCGTTACCTGCGGATATCTGCGTTTCTCAGCAGTAGGTACACCATTTCCAGTCACAAATACGTGCGGAAGTGGGTCCACTGGAGTCCAGTGGTGGGAGCACCCGATCAGCTGAATAGCTTTTCGGACTTACTTTTCCCCGAGGAAAACACCCCTCGGTGAATCGTATTGCTAGGTCAAGG